GGCTTTGACATGGGAGATTCTTGGAGATGGGCAGGGGCTGATGATACAGGATTTGGAATTAGTGGCGTAGATTCAGGAGAAGATTACAATCAACGCTTTCAAGGGAATATATGGGGAATAGCCCAAGATGAGAATACACCAAACATGCGTCCAGTGAATCAAATGAGTAGTAGGTATATGGACAAAGCACAGGGTACAATCCATAAGCGCAGTGGTCAACCAAATAATATTTTGGAAGCTATAATTGGAATGTTTCAATAATGGCAGAAAATAGAATACCAACAGACGAACAGGCTTCTAACATCCAAGATATTTTCCGTAGATGGTCAGATGCCAGAAATGATTGGGATTTACATGCTAGGGAAGATATTGACTTCTATTTAGGTAATCATTGGACTAAAGAAGAGACTGACAATCTAGAATCAATCAATCAAAGTAATGTTGTTATGGATAGATTGTATTCTGCTATTGAACAGTTTAAAGCTATTGTAACTTCAAGACCACCTTCCTTCAGGGCATATCCAAGAGAAGACAGTGATAACAAATTGGCGCAGGTATGGAATGGATTGTTAGAATATATCTGGGATATATCTGATGGCAATGAAGTATTTAAGCAAGTTGTCCATGATTATGCTATAACTGGGTTAGGTTATTTTCATGCTTTTCTAGACCCTGAAGCAGATTATGGGCGTGGTGAAATTAAATTTACATGGGTTGACCCTTTCAGAGTATATGTTGACCCCAATTCTAGACATAGATATTTTGATGATGCGAGTGGAATTAT